ACTCGGGAGGCCTTGCTGTGAACTCACCTCCAACTTTCGATAAGCAGATCACATCTGAATTTTGCAAGGTTTAGATATGATACCTACTTCCAACCACCTCCATCTAAACCGAGCCACTTGGCCGCTTAAAAGACTTTAGTGTGCATTACGCCCCTGCCGAAGCGTTATTCTGCCACAAGTGCTAAGGCTTAATTACGTCCTTAGTTTGTGTTAAAGTTAATATTAATATAACATAGGTAGTATCAAATAGCAAGTATTGATGTTACCAAAATAGATGTTTTGAGTAGTCAATAAAAAAGGGCGACATAAAGCCGCCCTTTTTCGTTTTCGGTTTGGAATATTTCTTATTGGAAAGAAATATTTGCTACAGAAACTTTCGCCAAGTAGTCAGCCGCATTACCAAGTGATGATGCAGTGTTGTTTAACTCTACATAACCATATCTTGTCATGAATGAAACTACTGGTTCAAAAGTACCTGGATCCAATACAACGCCTGAAGACATTAGCGGAATGTATGGGCAGTAGAATGCCGCCGCATCTGCTTCAGATGAGCCTTTGTAACCAACAAGTACATCTGTACCGTCAGCCGCATAACCGTCTACATAAACTTTCATTGCGCCGTTTAATGTACCAACAAATTTAGTGTTAGTTGGTGCTTCGAAAGTACCTTCTGTTGTTCTTGCAAACGCAGAAGTTGTAGCAGACTGAAGTACTGTTAATGCTTGTGGAGAAACCACTGCATAGTTACCAGCACCACGTCTTGTACGTTGTGCGATCTTGTTAGATGCTCTGTTGATTAACACAGCCAATGCCGCGTGTTCATCACCAACAAATGTAGCAGTACCAGAAACTGCGTTCTGATCGTATGCTTCAGTTGCCGTACCAGCCAAAGTTCTTAAAGATGCAAGGATCTCTTGGTCGATTTCAGCAGTAATTTCTTGTGCTAATGCCGCCATGATTTCCGCTTCTACATCAATACCTTGCTGTGCTTGAGCGTCTTGAGCCGATTCAAAAGTCCAACGTGCTGATAACTTACGTGTCTTTGCTTCGACTGTTTGTTTTAAGATCTGAATTGACAAACGCTTACCTGCTGTACCTTCTAAAGTAGCAGTAGCATCTGCTTTATCAGTTGATCCACCACCTGAATAGCCTAAGCCAATTTTGAATGGTGAAAGAGCCTCTTCGCCCGCAGTCACATCATCTAATGTGTCTGAGTAACGTACTCTTAATGTGTGGATTTGACCCACTGGTCCTGTCATAGGTTGAACGCCAACGATTTCGTTAGCGATAACTGTAGGCATAACCCTTCTAATTACTGGTAGGATAACTCTATTAAGAGTTGCAACATTACCTGCCGATGTAGCACCTGCTGTTGCCGCCTCAGCCAAATACGCTTTTGTATTTTCTAAAGTAGCATTCATAACAGACTTCTTGTTGCCTGTAAGGCCTTCAAGAAGGGCACTCTTTGTTTCCTGCCATCTATTTTCTAATAGTTCTGACATTATTTTCTCCTTATTTTAATCCTGCAAGTCTTCTAATATCTACGACATTATCTGTTGCAGAATTACTTGCGCCATTTCTAACGTTAGATTCTTCTTTATTGCCTGTTACTTCTTTTGCCTCGGTAAGTGTTGCCTTCTCCTTTGCTGGAGCATTACCATCAATAACTGATGGAAGATACTTGTCAAACTGTTTTTGAATTTTGTCAGTTTGTACAGACTCCAGTAAGTCGGTCATAATCTCTTTCTGTTCTCTGCTCAATGGAGCAATAAGTTCAGAAACGATTTTGTTTCTTTTTGCAGAATCTTCAGATGCTTTCAATTCTGCATCTTTCGACTCAACTAATTTCGCTTTTTCTTCAGCGATTGCTTTAGATTCTGCAATCTGCTTGTCTTTAAGTTCAACAACTTTTAATAGTTTCGCAGTTTCTGATTTTTCATTTAAGTAAGAGTTTGTGTACTCTTCCGCAAATGTTTCAAATAACTTACGTCCAAAGTCGTTTCTACGTGCTGAATCAATGTCTTCTTTAAGTTGTGTAATCTCTTTTGTAAGAGTTTTTGCAACTGTATTCTCGACAACTTTAGCACCTTTTTTAACAAACGATTCTTTAACAGCGTCTAAATGCTTCTTCGCTTCACGGATTAGTCGAACCTTAGTTTCCGCAAGATCTTTTTTATCTTCGTGGAACTCTGCTATTTCTTTAGTCAAAGCCTCTACAACGAATTCCTCAAGTTTGCCAAATTTCTCTGACATTGCTTTTTGGTCTTCATGTAGTTCAGACACTTCTTTGCCTAATTGTGCAACAACAAAGTTTTTAAGTAGATCTGCGTTTTCACGCATTGCTACATGGTACTTTGCTCTTGCTTCAGCAAGTTTAGAACGGTCGTCTGCAAATTCCTTGATTTCTTCAGCAAGTTTTTCCTCAACCATTTTATCAATGGCTTCTACCATAACACCTTTATCGTGTTCGTATTTCTGAGCAAACTCTTCACGAAGTTCTGCTGTAATTTGCATTTTGTTTTCATCGACCTTTTTGTTCCATGCCTGTTCGATGTCGGCTTTGATTTCTTCCGAAATTGCGTTGTTCTCAAAGAGTGATTTCAGTGCGTCCAACATCTTGTTCTCCTTATTTTAATCCCTTGATCATGTTTACAAGCGATTCTTTCAAAAATTTCTGTGCCTTGTCGTCTCGAGCCATTTCAAATGCCTGGTACCCGCCTCGGGTGTTCATCAAATGCTCATATATTGGTGTTGGATAGGCACCTGGAGCAGATGGTTGAGCAACAACATCAACTGTAATTATTTCGAAATCACTGACGTTATTGTCTTCGTTTACGTTACCTGAACCTCTCGATGAAACACCAAGTTTAACACCGCTTTCCAGCATTGTTTTAACAAGTTGTCCCATCGGAGTAGGTAATATTTTTAACTTCCCATAACCGTTAGGTCCATCCATCCACATTTCAGTAATCATGTGGGACACACGGTCAAGGTTTATGTTGAGTCCTTCAGGGTGATCTACTTCACCAAGAACTGAATATCCACCGGATATTTGATCGTTGAGAGTATTGACAGCCCTACTAATTTCGCTTACAGGATATACACGCTGGTTAGCGTTACGAACGCCACCTTGTATGCAGATGCCTTTTAAGTGAAGGTCTTTACCCTCATTAGTAGACTCCAGAACGATCTTCGCCTGGTCGAATGTCAAGTTCTCACGTAAGTTTAACACTTAAAGTTCCCCAACTTATGAGCCGATTACAGAATCTGTATCAGCGCCTTTTTCGGCTTTATCAGCCGCTTTAGCGTTTGACATAGACTTTGATGCTTTACCGCCTGGTACGTTTACATTCCCCATAGAATCTTCTTTTGGAGTTTGTGCTGAACCTTTAGTATCGCCTTCGCCGCCTTTTACAATGTTACTTGCAGTGCCGCCCATGTCATTCTTAGAAGCAACTGGTGATTTCGCTTTGTTATCTTCACCTTTTGGTGTAGCAACTTTTTCTACGTACTCACGCATTTGTTCTGTGTCTGACTTTGCAACTTCTTCAACTTCGTCTTCTGTTGACTCAATTGCAGGCTCTTCAACGCTAAGATCGGAAGCAGGCATAATTGCCTCGTCTTCCTTCTCTTCATCACCCATATCATCTGCAGGTGCTTCTGAGTCTTCTTCGCCACCGTCTTCCTTATCGCTCATCATTTTTTCAAATTCTGCTTTAAGGTCGTCAAGTGCATCTTCTAAATCAACAACTCTGTCTTCGATTTCTTCGTCACCTTCTGGCTTGTCTTCGCCTTCAGCGTCGTCTTCGATATCAGCCATCATGTCATCAGCAGGATCACCGCCCATGTCATCATCGCCTTCTGGTGTTAATTCAGTTGGAATTTCTTCAGCAACTTCTTCGTCTTTAGATGCTTCGTCAACTGCTTCGTCTTCTTTAGATGCTTCATCTACTTCTTCATCTTTAGACTCATCAGTCTTTTCATCTTCGTCAGTTGCTTCGTTTGTTTCTTCGTCTGTAGACTCGTCTGTTTTTTCTTCATCTTTTGAGTCTTCTTTGACGTCTAAATCTTCTACTTCGTCTTCTAAAAGATTTTCATAAATTTGTCTTGATTTTTCAACGACGATCTCATGGAACAGTTCTTCTGCACCAGCACGATCTTCGTTAACTAATTTTTCGAGCATTTCCTCGAATTTGTTACGATCTGCCATTGTATCTCTCCTATAATTTTAAATATGGTAAGGCTGTCAATAATATTTACATATAATAGGGAAAATACGCTGAAAATAGGCTCAAAATGCAGTCTTTTGAAACCCGAATGTGAATCAGTTGAAGTTTTTGACAAATTCTTCAACAGTCATATGTTTAAGATTAGTAAAAGGTTGAAGTCCTTTGGGTACGAATTTGTCTCCTTCACTTACTACTCGTATATATCTCTTTTTGTGATTTCTCTGCAGAATTATGCCAACTTGACGTTCCCAGTTGCCATAGTATGTCGCAGGATCATATTCTCGCTTGTAATTTAAGGTGCCTGCGTATAGGTTATTAACTAAATCACCTGCTTTTCCGGTGCCTGTAGTGCCCTTAAAGTCAAATCCTATTATGTAAATTAGTTCATGTCCGTGATCAGATGCAAGGTCTAATGCTGTTGGACCACTGCTCCAACCCTTGCTTGGATTCAAAATCTTTAAATTTTCTATATCTCTAAAGGTTTTATTGTGGTTTGTATATACTTTATGTTGCTTTTGCCAACCACTTTTTGCTATTTCCATAATCATTTTGGCATCTACTGCCACAAGATGATCAGGTTCAAATTCCCTATACAGAGCATTACAGCCGTAAATAGGTCCTATCTTTTTTAAAGGGTGTAAATCTATTGGTCTTCTGCTGGTGCCGTTACCAACAACAAACGCCGTTGACATTTGTTAACTCCACTATGCTTCAGGTTGAGATGCAAGTCCGTACATTTGTCTTACAAAATGTAGTTCCTTTTTCTGTTCCTCTTCGTGGTATTCGCTGGCTCTACGTGCTTTGTTGATTTGTCTTAGAGTAAGTCTTGTTTTACGTGTATCGTCTTTTTGCACAATAGACTCGTCATCTATCGGATCATACTTCTTGTCTTCGATAGGCTCAAGTGTTTCTTTGTCAAAATAAAATAATTCACGTAGTATCATAACTCTATTTAGTCCTATTGTGCTGGAGGTGTCTCGCCACCGCCTCCTCCACCGCCAAGTGGAGTACCTGTTGCTGTGTCTGGTGGTGTAGTGTCTCCACCTGCTACTGGATCTGGTTCAGCCTCTGGATCAACGTCTTCTGCTCCGCCCATGTCTGCCCCTATGCCTGCGCCACTGATACCAACACCACGCATCTCTCCTGCGGCATCAGTTGGAAGTGGTTTTAAGTTCTCATCATTTTCTTCACGCCATAGTCTTTCGTTTTCAGCAACTTCTTCATCAGTTAAACCTAAGAAACGTTTCATTGCATAACGATTAGATAAGAATGGAACTGCTTGTACCTGTGTAAACGTTGGAATACGTACATTATCAAGTTCTGATTGTCTGTAACTTGCAAAGTTCATTGGCTCTTGCAATCTAAGATCAAACATACTAATATCAATGTTTACACCTTTTTCTAACAAGTATCTTTTAAATTCTTGATTAAATTCTTCTGTAACAAGATTTTGTAAACGCATACAGTATTTGTTAAATCTTAATTCTTGAATGTATGCTGTACCTACTCTACCATCATTATACTGACTTTGTCCTTCGTCTTGTGCCGCTGTTGGCAAGTAACTACTTGGAATACGTAAACCTCTAATAAGTTTATTAGTAAAGTATTTTAAATCGTCAATTTCACCTAAGTTAGTACCGCCTGGTAGTGTTTCAACTTTTGATCCACGTCCTTCTGCTGTTTGTGGGAAAAAGTAATCTTCGTTTGTTGATAATGGATTGTATGCACTATCAATAACATTTGTTGAACCACCTGTGCTTGAAGGAATACGTCTTTGATGTATTTCTGTTTTAACTCTTTCAACAAACTGCATAGCCAAGTGTGATGGCATATTACCTACGTCAATATAAAACACTCTACGCTCTGGCGCTCTTTGTGTTCTATAAATTATAATTGCATCTTCTAATAATTCTTTTTGTTTATAAACTTTAAAAATACTTTCAAGCAACGAATTACCAAATGGATAGTTATTGTCTAATCCTTCAGATAAACTTAAATGAATTACGTTTTCTGCATCAATGGCATATTCTCTTTGCCCTGTTGTAAATCTTGAACCTGCTTGAGTAGTACCTGTGTTTCCTACCATTCCTTGAGCACCACCGGCTTGATAACCTGTAGAACCATAAGTGTTGCCACCGCCTGTTACATTACCTGAAGTAATGTAAGGATCTGTTGCAATAG